CTGAGGTTTTGATTGAAACTTTTACCGCCGTCTTGGGTAATGAACTGAACGAAGAATCTCTTGGCGTAATTGTTGATGTCCTTGAATCAGAAACGATTACGAGCGAGCAAGTTGGACAAGTTGTGACATTGGTAATTGAACAGGAAGGTGGTATTCCTAGTGACCAAGCAACGGAGCTGGCAACGAGCTCCAAGGTGCTTGAAAGCATTGACGGTACCCAAGCGACAGAAGTGTTTGCCGCAATTGTTGTTGCCGAGGTCTCGCAAGAAGCGGGTGCTGAAATTTCCGAAGCACTCGCTGAAGCACCAGCCGAAGTCAAGGAATCATTTGAAGAAGAAATAAATGTCTTTGATGGTGTGTTTGACAACTATGTGGCTTTAGGCTCAAGCATTGATGTAGGCGATAGAAGAACTGTTCTTGCTGCGACTGCGGCTGTTGCTACTATAGCAACCGCTGCCGCGGCAGGTGGCACCGGGGCACCACAGGGCTCATCAGGAGGCTCAGGAGGCTCATCAGGAGGCTCAGGGGGCTCTTCTAATGGTGGTTCTAGCCCAGAAGGTCGTTCCCGTAAAGAAGAAGAGTCTGGAGAGCCTTCGGGCGAAATTGCGGGTCCAGAAGGGGATGATAATACAAGTTATGCACGTAATACCATTTACAAGTATTATATAAAGGAGGGAAAAGAAATGAAAAAATTTAACTGGTTTGGTTTTAGTAAAAAAATATGGGATATAACTGCTGGACTAGCCTTTACATTGGCTGGTAGCTTTGTTGTTTACATTACCCTGTCTGGTTCAACTCAAAAACTTGCTGGGATTTCAACACTTGTTGCTTTATTTGTTCATTATCTAAGTGAAATTTTAAAAAATGACACAGAGTAATCAATGGTGTATAATTGTTTTATGCCCATTGGGGCAAGGAGGTGATTCATGTCTACTAAGTCACAAAACTTAGATCAAGCAGTAAAAGGTGGTGCACTCGGAGTTTGGGTGTATCTGGCTTCAAAACAGAATCTGGATGCAGAGGTTATTGCGGTTGCTACACCAGCGATTGCTTATGCTCTTGCATGGCTATCAACAAGAATTGGCGATCCAAAAATTGCTTCGTTCCTAGCGAAGAAGCCTGCCGTTGAAAAGCCGGCAGTAAAAAAGAAAGCATAATCCATGGATCAAGTCAAAAATATATGCCTTCGTATATTAGCGACTTTCGCGGCTTCAGGACTAGGAGTTGTTGGAGCAGGTACAATTGCTGGCGTTCCCATCTGGAAGGCGGTTTTTATGGCGGGGATCGCTGGTGTTGCTACTGTTGTTGAAGGATTGTCACGTGCATTCCTTGATGACGGTAAACTAAGTATTAATGAAATCAATCAAGTCTTTAACAAAGTTGATAAAAGAAGGAGCAAAGAAAATGAAGAGGAATTTTAAATGAGCGTTAAATGGAACATCATTGCTCCAGTGAGAAAGCCAGCGGATCTTGAAGGAGTCGCCCCCGGCAAATTGCCAGAAAAGTTATTGAAGCCCGTTAAGGGCGGAGGCAAGCTACATTGGAGAGCGGCTTCTGCTTGGGATGCAATGGTTGAAGCTGCAAAAATTGATGGTATTGAATTAAAGCCAACTTCGTCCGGGGATACATATCGCTCATATGAATCTCAATTGATGGCGTTTAGGCAGAGATATCAGAAAGAACCAATTGCCGGTGCAAGCACAAGAACTTTTGAAGGAATTAAATGGTACAAGAAATCACCAAGCCTGGCCAGCCTTGCTGCACCTGGCACATCACAGCATAATAGCGGTTTGGCTGTAGATATTCATACGGCCTCTGAGCCTAAGCGTTTGGAATGGTTGATTGCTAATGTTCGCAAATTCGGATTTAGCTGGGAAGTTGTGCCAGAAGAGCCATGGCATTTGCGGTATACGGAGGGTGATAATCCACCTCCAGCCGTTGTTGATTATATTAATGCAAATGGTGGAGTATCTGTTCCATCTGCAGTCGTCGCACCAAATCCGAATGCAAAACAGCAAGCGCAAACAAAACCAATTCTTGTAAAAGACTATAATGGAAGAGCCGTTAAGGAGGCGCAATCCCTTCTGACAAAACACGGTTTCCAGAGTAAACCAGACGGGGACTTTGGCTTGAAAACGCAAGCCGCTGTAAAGGCGTTCCAATTAAGTCGGGGTATTGATCCCTCTGGTGATGTTGATCTTCTTACATGGGAAGCATTGCTGAGTTAATCAATTCTTGGTAATATCTTATAGGAGATATTATGCCCGCAGAAAGAAATATTGAAATTTATCAGGGCGATAATTACGTCCACCAGTTAACGCTAAAAAACAGCGCTAATGCTGTTATTAATATCACCTCAAGAACATATTCTGGTCAGATTAGGAGAAGAAGAACATCTGATACTATTGATGCAACTTTTTCTACTGAGATTACAGACGGTGCCAATGGGGTTGTGGTGTTTAGTATACTTCCAGCAACAACTGCTAACTTAAGAGCAGGCATTTATGTTTATGATTTTCAAGAACTCAATGGAGCTGTAGTAACCACCATATTAACAGGAAGTGCTGTAGTTACTGGGCAGGTGACTAGATAATGGCTGATATTACAACTTTACAAGTAAACACTGCTCAAGCATCAAATGTCTCTGTAATAACCTCAACTACTGTTTTAACACAAAGCAGTGGTACAATTAATCTAGCAAGTTTGAGTTTAAGTAATACAGCCCCAGCCGATGTCGCAAGATCGGCAACTGTTGGGGTAAGTAATGTGGCGGCTAGAGCTGACCATGCACACAGCGCAGCAGATTTGCTGGTTGACGGAGGAAGTTATTAATGGCTAATAAGATTAGAATTAAACGCAGAGCAGCTGGTGGTGCAGCAGGAGCACCAGCGAGTTTAGAGAATGCAGAATTGGCATTCAACGAAGTTGATGATGTTCTTTATTATGGTGAAGGCACAGGCGGAGCTGGAGGCACGGCTACAACAGTTCTTGCGATTGGTGGATCTGGCGCATTCGCCACACTAAGCGGTGCTCAAACCATCACTGGTGACAAAACATTCTCTGGCGTTGTTATTGTACCTACTCCAACTACAAACACACACGCTGCAACAAAAGTATATGTAGACAATGCAATTTCTGGTGTATCTACAACTTTCACTGCTGCCGGTGATACTGGCACTGTTACAATCACGACTGGCGTAGATACGCTAACAGTCGCTGGTGGAACTGGTTTGACATCCGTTGCTGCGGCAACAGATACGGTTACAATTAATCTTGACAACACAGCCGTTACACCCGCAAGTTATGGCGCAGCAGGTACTGTTGCAACATTTACGGTTGACGCACAAGGTAGATTAACTGCTGCTTCAAACACAGCCATTTCAATCACCGCTTCTCAAGTTAGCGATAGGGCTACAAACCTTGTTACTGGGTTGACAGGAACAGCAAATGAGATCACGGTTTCCAACGCTGGTGTGGGTGCAGTAACACTAAGCCTCCCAGCTAATGTTACAATTTCAAACAATCTTACTGTGACTGGTGATCTTGTAGTTAGCGGGAACACTACAACACTGAACACAGCAACGCTTACAGTTGAAGATAAAAATATCGTTTTAGCAAATGTTGCTACACCAACTGATGTAACAGCAGATGGTGCTGGCTTTACAATCAAGGGCACAACAGATAAAACTCTCAATTGGGTTGATGCAACAGATTGCTGGACATCCTCTGAGAATTTTGACTTGGCTTCGGGCAAAGTGTTTAAGATTAATAACACAGCGGTGCTAAGTGGAACAAACTTGGATAATGTTACTGTCGATGGCGGCACTTTCTAAAGGAGCTGTATGGCTAATATTATAAAAATTAAAAGCTCCGCAACTGCAAATGCTGTACCTGCTGCAAACTCTCTTCAGTATGGAGAGCTGGCTATCAATTACGCAGATGGTTTAATTTTTTATAAAAACTCCGCTAATGCAGTTATTTCTTTTGATGTGAGTGGCGTATTTAGTATTGCTCAAGTTGATGAGGACTTAAATAATCTTGAAGTTTCTGTTGCAATGCAGACCTTTTAATGCCTAAAACCTAATTTCTGGTACAATTGAATATTATGGATGATGTCAAAATCAATACAAGTAAAACTCTTACACTGACACTCCCGAGCGACCCTACGAGCAATACTGTGTCTGTTAGTCTTTTTCATGAATTTGGCTCTCTTGTTTCTGGCCCAACAAATGCAACGCGATCAAGTTCTGGCGTTTATACAATCACATATGGGCAGGCAGCTTCTGGTGTTTATACTCTAAATAGTGCTGGTCGGCACAGAGCCGATTTTACCTATACAGTCTCCGGTGCATCCTACACTCAGTCGCAATATATAAATGTGTATACCCCCTATCTAGATATTGAGACATTTTTTAGTGACCATCCGGATTTGGAAGATGACTACTATGATCAGTTTGACAAACTTGAAAAAAGAATTCGAAATATAATTAATACATTCTGTGGGCAATCTTTTGATTACTATCCTAATAAGTTTTTAATTCTTCAAGGTAGTGGCAAAAAGACAATGCACATCCCCCTTCCAATCTCAACTCTTACAAAAGTTACTGTCAATATTGGAGATGAAGACCAAGAAGTTTTACACGATTCAACCGATGCAACATTGAATAATATTGAAAAATCAAGAGAGCCTCATAGTTTTCAAAGTTCCTACTACATTCAATTTAAAAAATCATACCTTGATAGAACTCAATTTATAGTTTATGTATCTAAATTCTCCGCAGATAATGATTTTAAGATTGAAGGGAATTTTGGATGGCAGTTTGTACCCAATAATATTGAGCAAGCCGCTGACTTGTTGATGGTGGATGCCATGAATGATGACTCCGAAATTAGAAGACGCGGGGTTATCAAGGTGGAGTATGACACTGTTAGATACGAGATGGCTTCTGGTAATTCAAAAGCATCATTTTACGAATCTACTGGGAATATTGATGCAGATGTGCTACTTATGGATTACACGCTTTTTGTAATGGATTATGTGGTCTAAATGGCTAGCGGTACTCTACTTAAACTTCCTCACAAGATAGATGTTTATACCAAATCAACGACTACAAGCGTTGCTGGTCAAAGAACTGTTGTCTATACGAAGGCAGCAACGATAAAGGCATTCTTCCAGCCGATAAATTCAGAAAGGAGAGTCTCTCCATACATTGATAATATTGACGAATATCAATTTTTTATCTCATACAAAGACTCATCCTATATCTCATATGAAAATAGAATTCAAAATATTGTTGACAGGGGTGGATCCGTCATATACTCAGCCCCACTGGAAATTATTAACATTGTTAAGCAGCCGGGTATAACTGGTAAAATAAATTATATACAAGTCATGGCAAGAGTGGTGGTGGAAAATGCTTAGTATAAGAATTGATAAAAGAGTTAATGTTCAACTTGACGTGGCCGCCATCTATGCAGAATCCTTGCCGAACAGAATTGAGGCCGCCCGCTCAGTGGCTTTAGAAATGTCAAAAAAAGAAGTCAAAATTAAACTTCCACAACTTGGTCGTCCAGCCAAATACTTAATTGTTCAGGTAGAAGGCTTTGGTCCAGTTGGTGCCAACTTAAGGGTTAGCCCACAGAAGTCCAGCAGATCAGGTCGATCGGGATATGATCGTGGTCTAGCAGCAACTGTTTTCCTAACCGGTAGGCGAGGTGGGAGAATCATATCGGCAAAGTCGGGTAAGTTTATGAAGTTGAGAAAAGAAAGTGTTGCTAAGGGGTACCCCCCATACTTAAGAACTGCGAGGTTGGGCAAATTGAAATCTAACAAAGAGGATGTCCGTAATACTGTAAAGCAAATTACACTAGCCAATCTAAGAAAGTCTTTCCAGAGACAGGGGTTCGGAGCAAGGGGTGGAGTCAGCAGGCCAGGCTTAGATGCTCCATCACAGGCAGGGATCTGATATGCCAATTAGCGTATACGACATAAATTCTTATTTACAAGCAGATAATAATCTTGCAAATATTGCTGGCAAAGTCATGAATTTTTTTCCAGCCCATGGCTATGGTAATGAGCCAGCACCATTTGTTGTCTATTTCTACTATCCATTTATTCCCTCGGTTGAGTCATACTGGAATAGATATGATTCAATCAGGTATTCAATCTACGACAGTAATGTGGATCGGCTGTTTCAGACGGGGGAGAGATTTATTGAATTACTTGGGAAAGCAGACCAAATCCAAGGGAATGTTCCAAGCTCAAATGTCCGGGTATTATCGTCATATCTGACATCTTCTAATTTTATAGAGCCATTGGAGAAAGAAGGCTGGTATCAGATGGATCTTGATTTTTCTGTTTATTCAGTAAGTTTGACATAAAAATTGGTGGTATAATAAGATATGGATTACAATATAATTACCTACATTGGCAAGACCCCAGGGTATATAGTCAATATAGGAAACAAGATTTATGATTTTGAGTGGCAGAAAGGTCGAGGAATTGGCCGCCGCTCTAATGAAATAAACCACGAGCACGCATTGGTAATATCCAAATGGCGGGATCGGAAAGGCAAAAAAATATTTGTCTTAGAATAATATACAGGAGGAATAGTTATGACAGTTTCAGTTTCTAATATTGTCGTTGGTGAAGCCACAGTGAAAACAGGCGTGTCCAACGTTTCAATGACAAACTCTGATTTTGAAGCCCTCACGGATGTAGGCGCAACCAGTGGTGGCGTTGAAATCTCTTGGGAGCCAGATATGGTTGACATCGAGATTGATCAATACGGTGACGCAGCAAAAGTCATTCAGTCAAAAGTTAAGGTAATGGTTAAGACCACTCTTGCAGAAGCCACATTGAACAACCTTGCAACAGCGTGGAGTTATGATAATGTGACAGGCGGTGCGGATGTCAAGGTTAACAATGACGGCGCTAGCACAAAGACATTGCTCTTCGGCGCACAGTCAGTGTACCCGTTTGAGTACGCCCTGCAAGTTAAAGGTAATGCCCCTGGAGCATCGGCTTCGGTGACTCGCTCACGCAAATTTAATACAAAGCGTGCAGTGTCTTTCACCTCGTCAATGCTCTCATTTAAGCGTTCTGAAGCAGCGATGTTTGAAATATCGTTCAGAATTTTGCCTGTAACCGAAGATACTGGTTACGAATACGGCAAGATTATTGACCAAACAGCGTAATCAAAAAGTAAGAATCTGGACTTCCCCGACACTTCGGTATGCTATACTAAAAGTGTCGGGGATTTTCTATTCCCGCTTTACAACATAGGAGAAATGCAAAATGGCAAATAATGACTTGTTTAAAGGGGTTGAAATTACTTTTTCGGATGGTAAGAAAAGAACTGTCAAGCCTCTAACAATCAAGAACCTTCGTGAATTTATGAAGGTTGCAAACAATATGAAGCAGAATAATGACGAAGGCGGAATGTCTGATGAAGATATTGATAAGATGGTTTCTGCTGCCGCAATTGCCTTGAAAAAAGCAGACCCAGAGCTTGCCTCTGACAGAGATGCCCTTGAGGAAATTCTTGACTTGAGCACCTTTGCTCAGGTGATGGCTGCTGCCATGGGTAACGACCCAAACCCTCAGTAGGAGATGGTGAAGGTTCAAGCGAACCATTAATCTGGGACGACCTGCCTCTCCTAAAATATGAAGCTGAAGTT